CTGGGGGATATTGAGATCGCGGGTCGCGGAGTCAGCAGCTGCCAAAGCGCGGGTGTAAGCGTCCTGGGAGCCAAGAATGCCCCGCAGAGCGATCTGCAACTTGTCGATGCGGGCCGAGTAGTCGGTGACGTCACCGAGCTGCTGGCGGAACATGCCGACCTGCGCACCAGCGGCCGCGCCAGCGAAGGCGCCGCCCACGCCGCCCACGGCCAAGCCGCCGAGGCCGCCAAGCAGGCCCTCGGGGCCGCCGAAGATGCCACCGCTAAGCGCCGCGCCGACGCCCTGGGCGAGCTGCATCCCGCTTAGGCGGCGACCTCGGCGCTTATCCGCGATGCCCATACGCCTGTCAAAGTCGGCAAGCTGAGTATCAAACTCTTTCTTACGTAGTTGGCCTTCTAACTCAAGCCCTTCAAGAGCCTTGTCAATATAGATTTGATTGTATTTAGCTTGTAATTCAGTGCGCTGTATGAATGCCCTCTCATAAATGTCCGTTACAGATCGTTGTGCAGATTCAACGGACTGCAGCGCCTGCGTAGCTGCTTCCGGGAATGGCTGCGGGCCTATGGGGCGGGCGTACGCGGCTTCGTCTACACGGATTCGCCCCGGTGTGTACGCACCAGCGGCAATCATGGCTCCTGTGTTGGGATCTCGGTAACCTCCAACGCCAGGCGCTAATGGTCCCTGAGTTGCGTAATACTCTTGAATACCGGCTAATTTGCCTTCTCTACGGCGTACGCCACTTTCTGCGATGTTGAGCTGTCTAAAGGCGTCAGCAGTACCTAATATGTCCGTCCGCAACTGCCTCTGTATTTCGGCCATACGCAGAGCCACGTCCACGTATGTGGAACTGCCGCGTGTGGTATTTACAAGGCGCTCGCTCAATTCCGCCAGTTCTTGATTAAGACCTGCGGTAGTGTTGGGCAGATCGCCCATCCGCTGCCCGATGCGCTCTGCGGAATAAAAGCCTGTGGTTAAGGTGGTTTCGTTAAATGCGGCAGCAGCTGTGCGCACAGCTTCGCGTCCGCTGCGGACGCTTTCACCGAATGTAAGTTGCCGCTGTGCGGTGAGTGCCCTATTAAGACGTTGTTCTGCGGTGGCGCGTTCTTCTATGGTGGTAGCTAGTCTGCGCTCCCTACCGCTGCGCAGATCAATCTCGTTGATTACTTGTCGCTGCAGCTCGATACCCGCGTTTATCGACGTAAGTGTCGCTCGTACTCCTGCTGCTGTGGCCGGGAAAGCTCTACTAAGCGCTACGTTAAGCTCCCTTGCTACGGTGGTTACTGCTGTTATGCGCTCTGCGATCTGAGCAATATCGCTGCTTAGCGTGTCGTAAGCTCTGGAATTAGCGCGGGTCTGCTCCTGAATGCGTACCAGGGCAGCCCGGTGTTCTTCAAGGGCGCGGACGTTACGTGTGGTTTCGCTGAACGTGGCTACCAACGCATTGCGTTGTGCCATAAGCGTGTCCGTAGCACCTCGTTGTACTTCGCCTACACGTCGAATGTCGTCGGCTAGGCTTCTATACGCATCGCCGCAAAAGTCGGCCTGAGACCGTAAGCCTTGTAGTGCTGATACAAGACCTTTGGTTACTGCTTCACTATTACCGGCTGTCTTAGCAAATTCAAATATACTATCGCGGACACCTATGATGTCCTGCTCGGACATCTTTGTGACTTTGCTTAAGTCACGAAACGAGCTGCGGATCTTATCTAAGCCTTCAAACTTTTCTAAGCCTAAACGTACAATAATATCTTCAATCTGCTTAGCCATCCTGCTTATCCTCCCCCTTAGCCAACGCGCTGAGAGCGGCAGTTTCCATGATCTGCAGGCCCTCCAGCATGTCGAGGCGGTCGTCCACGCAGTATAGGTCCATCAGGCCGCCAGGCATCAGCAGCACCTCGTATTTCAAACCGAGGTAGCCCGCCATGGTGGTGTTCCACTGCGTCTGCATTCTTAGGAACATCATTACGATGTCCCAGTTCTCGTCCCAGACCTCGTAAGGGGCGGCGGGTTCTGGTTGCGCGTCTACGGGCAAGACTAAGCCGAACACCTTAGCGTCGGCTTCGGTCTTATCCTCTTCGCGCTTAGTGCTTCCGCTTACCCAGAACTCCGCCGCACCCTTCAGTTTCCCGACTTAGCGCCGTCGAAGGTCTCGGTGTAAGCCTTCAGGACACCGCGCACCCAGTAGGGGTCGTCGGCGAAGTCGGTGAGCGCTTCGATGGAAAAGGGGAGGTCAGTGCCGTCTTCGTCGCTGATGCCGTTCCAGCCGAGCACGACGGCTTTGAGCAGAGGCAGATCGCCCTTCTCGCTGAGCTTGCCGAACTCCTTACGGCCCAGGCGCTTGAAGGTGATGTCGAAGGTGCTGGAGTCGAACGTGCCGCCGTCAGCGGGTTCTTCGATGGTTACAGGCCACTTGAAGGTCTTGACCTTCTTGCGAACGAACGCCATAAGCTGTTCGGATGAGTTACTGGATGTACCGGCTTAGTGTAGGTGCTTTTCGCGTAAGCGGTGGCGGGGTTACGCGAAGGTGAGGCAGCACTCAGCTCCCACCCCAGAGCTGGATGCCTCGCCGTAACCCAAGATGTAAAAATCGTTAAAGGGGGAGTCGTCAAGCAGTAGGGAATCTGTTTCTGCCGAAGCTGCCGCAGTAGGAACGCATGTAAATGGTAAGTTCAGCATCAAAATACTGTCTGTCTCTGCGTAGGACGTACTGCCTATGTCAATACCGGACGCAGCGAACCCTACAAGATTGCCAACAGCATTACCGTGAATAAACTGTAGCTTGCTTAGGGTACCGTCGCTTAGTGCAGCGGTAAAGTAGTCTTTTGTTGCGATTGTAGGTGCCTCGATCGTGGCTGTACCTGAAACGACACGATCTACGATACGCACTTCTTTATTGCAGCCGATAAGTTCACGGTAGACTATGTTGTTACCTAAGTCGATGGATAGTTCTTGGACACAGGCCGCGTAATCCAGCAGCGAGAAAGCTCCACTGTTTCCTTGCGTAAACACTAAGGGTGTTGCTTGATCGGCATAAGTTACAGATGTTAGTGCTGTATCGGTGGGTGGATTGTAAATGCCTGTGAGCGTGAAGCTTAGAGAAGGGATTTGCGCCACGGTTGCGCTTAGAGTGAACGTGCCACGGCACCCTGTAAGTCGGTGCAGTACGCCGTCTACGTTGTAATAAATAGTGGCTGAGCCAAAGCCGCTGCTTACGGGCGTGTAGGTGTACTGCTGTCCGATGGCGTAGGCGCTTGTATTGTCTGCGGTGACGCTGCCGCTAAGGTAGCGCACAGTAGCGACTTTAGTAGCACCAACGTAAGAGGTAATAATTCCGACATTACCGCTGCCCGTACCTGCGGTAATGCGAATGATTAGGTTGGTGTAAGCGTTGTCGGTGGAGCTTGCTGAGGCTGCGAGTGTAATTGTGTTGACGCCGCCTGCGGTAGCTGTGCCGGTTATGGCGGATGAGGTGTAAGTCTCTGTGAATCCGCAGGCTTTAAGTAGGGGGCTGAAACGCGGAGCTGTAGAGGGTGTGCCGGATCCGGTCAGATCGACGGTGAATGTGCATTGGACGTGGGTGTTGGCCAGCAACTGCTCGGTGGAGCCCAGGTAGGGCCGTACCACGTCCCTGCTTACGGAATCGCTCTGTACGGGCGTGATGTTTAGGTCGCGGACGAGGATGGCCGCAGATGCCCCTGGCACCGGATCCTGACCGTAAGTGGCTTCACTTACGGCGAGGAGCAGCCGGCGATTGCTCAGCAGAGGCATCTAACTTACGGCGAAGCTATGGGACTGTGACCTGCGCTGCTGATGTGCTCAGGCGTAGATAAGGCGGATCTCGTCGTTGCCGGTGGTGGAGGGCACAGCGGTGTAGGGCAGGGCGAGCATGTGGATGCCGTCCTGGTCGGAGTAGCTGGGCGCTCCGATGTCCACGCGGTTGGACACCAGCGAGACGATGTTACCAGCGGTAGTTCCATGGATGAAGGAGAGGTCACCCAAGGAGGCGTCGGTGAGGGAGGCGGTGAAGTAGTCCTTCTCTGCGATGGTGGGTGCTTCGATCGTTGCGGTGCCGGACACCGAGCGATCGGTGAGCAGCACTTCCTTGGTGCAGCCGACGAGTTCGCGATAGATGATGCTGTTGCCGATGTCCATGGCAACCGACTGGAGGCAGCCGGAGTAGGCGAGGAGGTTGAAGCCACCACTGTTGCCTGCCTTGAAGACGAGCGGGCTGGCTTGGTCGGCGTAGGTTACGGAAGGCGCGGCGGTGTCGGTGGGGGCGTTGTAGATGCCCGTCATCGTGAAGTCGAGGGTCGGGATCTGGCCGACAGTGGTGTTCAGCGAGAACGTGCCACGGGCGCCGGTGAGCTTGTGGAGAACCCCGTCGATGTTGTAGTAGAGGGTTACCGAGCTGAAAGCGCTGCTGACAGGGGTGTAGACGGTCTGGAGACCGATGCTGTAGACGCTGGTGTTGTCGGGGGTGACGTTGCCGGCGAGGGCGCGGAGGGAGGCGACGCGGGTGGAGCCCACGTAGCCTGTGACGAGCGCGACGGTGCCACTGCCAGTGCCGCCGGTGATGCGGATGATCTGGTTCTTGTAGGCGTCGTTGGTAGCGCTGGAGCCGACCGCCAGTGTGATGCTGTTCAGGGCGCCCGCAGTGGCGGTGCCGGTGACGGCGGGACTGACGGCGGTCTCGGCGAGACCGCAGGCTTTCAGGATCGAGCCGTAGCGGGGTGCGGTGCCAGCAGTGCCGCTTCCAGCCAGCTCGACACTGAAGGTACATTCAACGCGAACGTTGGCGAGCAGCTGCTCGGATGCGCCCAGGTAAGGACGAACCAGGTCACGGTTAACGCTCTCGCTCTGGACCGGCGTGATGTTGAGGTCACGGACCAGCACGGCGTCGGTGCCCAAGGGAGAGGGGTCGGAGCCGTAGGTGGCCTCGATCTCCGCCAGAAGAAGGCGCTTACGAGTGAGGAGTGTCATCGTGAATTACCTGGGGATGTCTGAACGCTGCGTACGCTGCACAAGCGTGCGCTGGCCGGTCGAGGGGTCGAAGGTGTACGAGCCGCCTTGGCCGCTGTACTCGTCAGTAAGCATAGGTGCGGGCGCTTCAACAGATTCTGCTGCGGCTTCTTGCGCCGGTTCTTGCAGACTGTCCTCAGCAACTTCACTGCTCAGGGCATCCTTGAATGCTGCTGTAGTTCTTGCCATAAGTGCTTGGGGGCTGCGTCGAGTCTAAGCGGCGGACATGGCACAGTTTGCGAGCTTAGCTGCTTAGTGTTGCCACTTGCGTGCGGTAAAGGATGCGGAAGTTGTTGAAAATTACGCCTACGGGGGTGTCGGCAGCTTCCAAGGTAAATTCGGTGGGGCCTGGTTGGATGTCTATGCAGAGACCGCCCAGAGTAAGGTCGGCCATTAGTTTGCTGTGTAGCGATTCGATTATGGGATCGGCAGCTTGATCGGGCACTGCGTCGCGCACGATAATTACCACGCGCATGTTTAGTACGTGGTCGAGTGTGGGCAGCGATGTGTTTTGCGTCGGCACGTTGCTTACGGGCTCGACGATGAGCGCGGCGCTCTCGGCGCGTGCCACAGGCTCGACGCGGCTGCGGTAGATGCGCGTGCCAACGCCAACGGTGCCGACGAGCGTGGTGCGCACCGCGCTAAGGATTTGCTCGCGCTTGGTTGTCATCAGCGCACCTCGGTGGCGACGAGACGACCGCGACGAAAGCTGAGGTTCTCGGTGCCGCTGTGGTTGGCGATTCGCAGCGCCACTTCATCGCCGGAAGCCATGCTGATCATCCAGTTGGTGACGAGTTTGGCTTCGTCGCTAGCGGAGCCGGTGAAGGCGCGGCACTCCGTTTGGTCTAAGGCAGTGCCGTTCTTGGCCAGCTTGATGCCTAGGACTTTGTTATTGCCGCTTGCGGTCTTGGCGTCGATACTACCATAAATTTGCATTAGACGAGTAGCACCGCTTGTGTTCTTTATGGCGAAGGTATCGGTGGTGCCGAGCGTCATGCCGCTTGCGGATGCGGTGTCGAAGATGCCGGTAAGTCCCGTGGTGACGTAGACGCCTTGGGTGGTGATCGTGATGGTATCGGCGTCCATCTTGCTGGCCTGGCCGCGTACCAGGTCGGTGTCAGCGAAGATGTAGGGGAGGGCGGTCCAAGCTGTTGAGCCGGTGCCGACTTTGATTCTGCGGGTGTCGGACTCGATGCCCATCTCGCCGGAGAGGAGCGTGGGGTTGGCGGCGGTCCAGGCCGCTGCGGTGTCCGTGCGTAGTTGGATCTGGGCGATGGTGCTCATGCTGTACCCCCACTGATGTCGTTGCCATCAATGTAAGTGGTGGAGGCGGCACCGCCGTTGATCAGTGGGTTGAGCTGATCTAGGCCGAGGTCGTCGATCGAGACCACAGCGCCGTTAGCGCTAATGGGGGTGGTGGAGGTGGTATGCGTGGTTTCTAGGTCGCGTTGTAGAGATAGTTGCGTGAACACCCCGTCACTAATTAGGACGTTGGCGCGTACGGTATAGGCTGCGCCGTTTACGGTAAGTTTTGAGCCGTAGAGTAGGTCGCCAAACTTAGCGGATTCGCAGGTAAGTGTGTATTCGGTGCTGATTACTTGGCCATCGACGATTAGTTCGCTGGGCATGTCGAGGATGCCTAAGCCGGTTATGGCGCCGGCTACGACGCTTACGCCGAAGTCGGCTAAGTAGAGGCCGGTGTCTTCGGTGATCACGCGAATACCCTCGCTGGGTGTTTGGGTTCGACGAGGTAAGCGTCCCACCCATCAGGCAGCTCACCGATGTAGTTGACGTGCCAGCCGCTCAGCAGTACGGGCGGGGTAAGCACTTCGCCGGTGTCGGGGTCGCAGGTGCCGCCTCGGTAGATGGGGCCGATCACGTCCAGGGCGTGGGTGTGGCTGGCGGTGAGCACCACGGTGTCGCCGTCGTCATTGGTGGTAGTGAAGCCAGCAGCATCCAGGGCAGCCATGCCGGTGGATTCGTCGGGGAAGCGGATGTAGTGGGTCATCGGGTAATTGCCTCCAAAGTGCTGCTCGGGAGGCGCTGGGGGAAGAAGGTGAGGCGGCGGATGGTGCCGTTCAAGTAGCCTG